TTCAAAACCATAAGCATAAACACCACGTAGAAGAGATTCAGGAATACCCATATCATCAAATGATTCCACTTCAGGAATCTCTACATCTCCACCCCCACCCCCAACGTTTTCAATGCTTTGTTCACTTGCCATTTATTTGCCTTATATGTGTTATGTCTAAACAAATATAATCCGTTTTGAACTTGCGTTTTATGTTAAGAAATATCTATGTACGTTTTTAACAAATGTCTGAAACTGAATTTGCGAAATCAAGATTAAGAGAACATTTATCTAATTTAATTATTCCTCCTATCTCAGAAGGATTATGGAGTATTTATAATTCAGCTAAAGAATTATGTGATAAAAATAATCAATCTACAGAAATTCTAAGAACTTTTCAAAATATGTTAACTAATATTCCTTCATGGAAACAAGAAACTTTAAATACAGAAGTTGAAAGAATTCAAAAAGTTTCTAAATGTACTTATTTAGATGATTTAATTATGGGTGTATTTATTTCTTATATGAAATCATTTGCTTCATTACATTATTCTGAAAATTCTGAAATATCAGTAGATTTTGATAGACCTACACTAAGTGAATTTATTCATGAACTTTATAAACAATCAGCACGTAAATTATGGCAAGTAGCTTATTTATTTAGAACGGTTGGTGTATCAACTGAACAACAAGCAAGAAATCGCCAAGAGATTGAAAAAGTTATTTCTGAATGTATGGAACAAGTTATAACCTCTTTCTTACCTTGGGAATCTATAACTAAAAAATACTTTTCTCAATCTGCTCCTCCAGTAGAGCAATCTCTACCTGAACCTCCTAAAAATGTAACATTTGAGCAAGAAGATGAAGATGAAGAATCTGTAGGTGAGTCAGAAGATGAATTAAAACCTAATTTAGTTATGAGTGACGAGGTCGCATCAATTGAAATTAAAGAATTTGAAGTTCCTAAAAAAGAAGAAGAACCACCTCCTAAAGAAGAGGAAGAAGATGCAATGGAAGAATTATCAAAAAAAGCAAGTGATACGCTCGTTCTAAATTTGTAAAGATTTGCCCTATTTTTCAACAAATGATGATTGTAGTAGCTCCAATTGCAGTTGCAATCGTATGTTTTATTTTGTACGCTCTTGATCGTAAATCTAAAGTTGAGCCTATAGATTGGTCACAAGCAAGTAAGTTATCTGTTTTTGGTGGTCTTATAACAGCAGGAGTAGTGTTTGCTACTACTTCTGAAAATATGCCTGACCTAACAAAACCTTTACAAACTCTTGCTTCTGAAACACAAGATATGTTTGTAGGTGTTCCAACATTTTAAGAAGAACTTAAATTGTTTTATTTCTTCTAAGACGATTTTTTTCTTTACGACGTTGATATTTAGATTTTCTAGTTTTACTGGAGCAATTTCCCATTATTCAATTAAACATACTTTTTTATCAGCAGGAATTTCTGTTATACTAAATAATTCTTTAAATTCCATAATTTCTTTACGAGGAATAGAATTATTAGATAGACGAGCAATAGCTTTATAAAGATGAAATCCATGAAATCTATCATGTTTAGGTTCTTTTTTACCGAACAAGATAGAGGAACCATCATCTAAAGTTAACCATTTCATAAATAATTTGAATAAGAAAGAATTATTTTCTTTAAGAGGACCTTCAGGAAATAAATCCCAGAATATTGAAGTAGTTAATCTAACTAAATCAAATGAAAAATTAGGTTTTATTAAAGGAAATTTAGAATTATAAAAAGGTTCACAATTATATTGTCCACCTGCTTCTTCATGTAAAGAAAATTGATCACTAATAAAAAATTTAGATTCTTTTAATCCTACTAATTTCAAAGAAAAACTACTTCTTTCAAAATCTATAATTTTAATTAAATATCCATATGTAGGAATTTTAAAGAATGTTCCTCCACAATTATAATATAAAAATTCTTCTGTTGTTTCGATATACATAACATTATTTGCGTGCAAATCATTATGAACGAATGAAAATTTACTTTGCGCAAATGCTAAAGCAAGAATAATTTGAGCAAACCATGCTTCATGTTTATAAGATTCAGTATTTAAAGTAATTAATTCAAAAAAAGTTCCTTTACATTTTTCCATTAAAGTAATTTGGACTGGAACATTAGAAAATGATGCCCATGCAAAAGCTTCATCATCATCATATTCAAAATCCTCTTCTTCTTCAGACATAATAGAAGAATTACATGATCTTATCTCAAAAATATATGAAGTTGATACAGATGAACAATCTGATTCTGAATCATCTTTAATTGTATCATTAAATAAAGGACTCATATTTGCAATTTCTGAATTAGATTGAATACCTTCAACTTCATTAAAATCTATAGTCATAGATTCACCTAATTGAATACTTGGACGCATACTTCTTGTATGTTTAAATTCACTAGCACTTTCAATATTTTCATTTAATTTTAAAGTAAATGTAGTACCCATATTATTAGAAAACCATGATCTATCACATAAATCTTCATAATCATCAGAAATATCAATAGTGTGTATTTTTCTTAATCCAGTAAAAATTCCATAAATTTCAGGAAAATGATGAGAACCAGAAGCTGCTAATGAAGCAGAAATTAATGAACCTACATATGCAGCATTATTATAATTTTGAATTTTATTATGTGCTGAATTAGATTGTTCAATTGATGAAGGCAAGGATAAATTTGTTCCATAACTACCTTCCATTAATTTAAATGGATTAAGAATCATAGAGACTTTTTTATGAACATCAATATTTTTACCTCCTAAAATAGAAATAGTATTTTCAGAAACTATATTTGTAATTTCAGATGGAAATTTAAGACCATATTCTGAGAAGTTTTCTAATAAAGAAGTTTTAAATAATTTTTCAATAGGAGGAAAAAAAGGTTGAATAGATGTAGTATTCCATAAAGATTCAGCAGAAGATTGAAGATATTTTAAATGTGTATATTTATGAACATTTAAAGAAATAGATCCTTGCTTTTTCTTAGACATTCTTATTAAAATAAGTTAATTCAATTATGTAAATATTCACGCACTAATAATAAGATGAATTTTCAAATCAAAAAGTTTAATATTGATACTTTGAGAGATAGATGTGAGATGGATTCAAGAAAATCTCCAATGATAGTTATTATTGGTAAAAAAGATACAGGAAAATCTTTCTTAGTTCGTGATATTTTATGTAATACTCAATCTGCTTTTCCTATTGGAACTGTTATATCAGGAACAGAGGTTGCGAATGAATTTTTTCAACATATGATTCCATCAAAATTAATTCATGATAAATATGAACCTGGGATAGTTATGGGTGTAATAAAAAGACAATTAGGTGCTAAAACAGCACGTAATGGTGATAAAAATAGAAGTGGTGGTAATTCAAGTATAGATACAAGAGCGTTCTTAATTTTAGATGATTGTTTATATGATGCATCATGGATTAAAGAAGAATCTACTCGTTATGTTTTTATGAACGGTCGTCATATAGATTTAATGACAATTATTACTATGCAATATCCTCTAGGTATTACACCTAATTTAAGAACAAATGTTGATTTTGTATTTATTTTACGTGAAACAATTTTAGGAAATAGACGTCGTATATATGAAAATTATGCAGGAATGTTTCCTACATTTGAAATGTTTTGTCAATTTATGGATCAATGTACTGAAAATTTCGAATGTCTTGTAATTTGTAATGGTGTTCAATCAAATAAATTAGAAGATCAGGTGTTTTGGTATAAAGCATCTGATCATCCATCATTTAGAATGTGTAGTGATTCATTATGGATTGATAATAAACCATTTTCATCATCAATGTTAGCAAAAGATGAATATAATCCTGGAGCAATGCAGAAGAAATCTTCAAGTCCATGGATTCATGTAAAACAACAAGGAAAAAATAATTAACGTCCACTACGAAGAACAGCTAGACCTTTAACTTTATATCCTTTAGCAATTTGTGCAGCAAAAATAGAATTCGGTTTAGGACCATCTTTATCTAAACCAACTTTAACTCTAGTAAACGCGTTAGCAGCTACTTGTGATGTTCTTACACTTGAATCAGGAACACGACCGGGCATTTTATATTATCAAAATATTATATTCTTCCACAACATCTAGGATTATTATTATTGGTTTTTCGAACTCCTCCATCTCTTGGCCTTAAAAGACATTTTAAATCTGGTGGTAAACTTTTTGTTGGAGGTTCACCACCAATTATTCTTCGAGCACATAATTGCTCTATTCCTGATAAATTATGAGGTTTGTTTGGAAATCTCAAATCATTATTTAATACTTGTAATCTTCTCGCTCTTGTTATATCTGATGAATTCATCTTCTATTAGTTTTACGTCTATATTTTTTACTATGTTTTTTAGTTTTTCTACGACGACCCATTCCCATTTGTCCAAAAGCAGCAGCTAAATCTTGATCTGTTGTATCAAGACCAATTCTTGAAAATAATGATGATAATTCATCAACTTCTTCTTGAGTTTTTGCTGCTTCAATTTTTCTAAGGGCTCTGTTTTTAGCTTTTTCATCTTTTATTTGGTTTGCTTTTTGGAGAGCTAAACCTTTTTCAGTAGGAACTCTTTTTCTTTTTCCTGTAGTTTCCATTTAATAAAATACATTAAAATTTTAAATATCACGAACAGCACCTTCAGAAGGATGTACGGGAGTATCAAGTGTTTCAGCAAGTTGTTTTAGATCAGTTTGACCTGCATCAGCAAGAGCTTGCTTACGACGCCTTTCATTATCCTCTTTTTGAGCTTTAATTTTCTCTGCTTTCTCTTCTTCGAAAAAGATTTCTTTATTAACTTCATTCTCCTTATATTTGCGCATAAGTTCATTGAGTTCTTTTTCAGCATATTCAACTTCAGGCATCATATGTTCAGAAGGATCCCAAGGAAGCCACATACCAACTTTACCTACATACAAATTATCATTCGGGCAACGACGTTGAAGAACTTTCGCAAACGTCTGTGCTTCTTCAAGATTAGCAAATACACGACGAAGTTTTACACCACGAACATTCGTACGGAAATGTACTTTCTCATTGAATTCGGCATCAAGTTCTTTCTCATTTTTTAGAAGGAAAACTTGATATTGTTCAAGAATATCGGTTTTCTTAATTTCAGCATTATGGACTTTGGTGAATTCTTCTAGATCTTTGAAAAGATCATCAATTTTAAGAGAATATTTTTTGGAAAGGAAGGCAACAAAATGCTCCATTCCTTTAACTTTCCAATCATATTCAAGGAACTCCACAAATTTTTCATTCATGAAATTCTCACGACTTTTAATAACTTTTTCAGGTGAAAGAAATGAAAGAATACAATAACGTTGATTAGGGATTTCTGCATCTTCTTCTAGATAATCAATCGGCGTTCCATCATCTTCGACTTTAGGTAGTTCTTGGCGAGGCATTTGTTTATTAATAGATGATTCTCTTAAAGTGGGATTTAACGAACATTTCCATGGTCAGGTTTACATCCTTGAAGACCTAAAGTTTGTTGAACCATTATAGGAACCTTACATCCTACACAAGGACACTTGGTATGTTCAAATCCAAGAATATGTCCTATTTCATGATTAATCATATAATGTCTATAATCGGGTAAATTTAATTTACTTTTTTTAGAACCTTTAAACCATCTATCAGAATTTAAATAAACAAATCTTCCTCCAAGTTCAGCACATGAAAGTTGTTTTGATAAACCACATTTTTTCTCAATAATTTCAGGTAAAGATAATCTAATAAGAATATCTTCTCCTTCAATAACATTTTCAAAACTATATCCTTGTTTTCTCCATCCATCAGGGTCGTATAAATGCGCCATAATAAAAAAAGCAGTTTGTGATGGTTCATAAATTTTATGTTTTTTTACTACTTCAGGGTCAATAATAACTCTACACTTATAATGTTTTTTCATTATTAATTAAAAATAATTTATCTGTAAGTTTATAAAATGCCGGAACAAAAATCAACTTCTCTTCCTGGACTTGATATTGGACAACTAGTAAGCAGTGTTGTAAAGTATGCTATTGAAGGTCTAGCTGTAGCTGTAGCAGCTTACCTTCTTCCTGGTAAAGGATTAAAAATGTCTGAAATTGGCATGATTGCCCTTGTAGCAATGGCTACATTTGGTATTCTTGATGTATATGCTCCTTCTGTAGGTTCATCTGCTCGTACTGGTGCTGGTTTCGGTATTGGTGCTCATCTAGTAGGTTTCCCTTAATCAAATGAATTCAGAAAAGAATCTAGAATTAGTGAAAACTCTTTACGCTGGAATCCGCGATTTTCGATGAGACACGCAATCACGGATTCTTCATGATAATGAATATCAACTTCAATATCCATAAAATAATTCACATTTTTATAAACACGAATCCACCAAAATGAAGGTCCGCTATTTGATGCAAACATTTGGAAATGAAGATTAGGAAATCGGATACGCATGTCTTCAATAACTTGCGTAAGATGTTTCATTTGCTGCTGTAATATCCATATATAAGTTGAAAAGGTAATCCGTTTTCAATTTATATGTAAGATACGTAATACTATTAATGTCTAATATCATAAGAGCAAACTCATTATGGTATAAAATTAATCCTAAACCTTATGAACCTGAACGACAAACAAATGAGATTGTATGGTCTTTAATAAAGAATCCTTCTTTAAGTCAAGAACAAATTTATAGAAATTATTTTGAAAAACAACGATTTTTGGCAAAAGTTTTATATCCTACATTTCGCAAAGATGGAAGGGTTTAATTTTATGACTATTGTTATTCCTTTAATATTAATATTACTAGGTTATGTTAGTTATTTATTAATTACAGGTGTAGCTCCAGGATCAAAATTAATAATTGAAGATCCACCTGTACAAAATAATCAAGATCCTCAACAAGCAACATTTATGTTCTTTCATACAACATGGTGTCCTCATTGTAAGAAAGCACAACAACCATGGTCATCAATGAAAGAATTACTAAAAACAAGAAAATATACTTATGGCGGAAAAACTGTTTTTATGGAAGAAATCAATGCTGAAAGTGATAAAGGTAAAACAGCATTATATAATATTAAAGCATATCCTACATTCAAATTAGAAACATCAGAAAAAGTTTATGAAATGCAAGGACCTCCATCAACTGCTTCATTTAGAGCGTTCTTAATTTCTGCTCTTGGAGAAGAGAAAATCGTTCATTAATTTTCCAGAATGATTTAAAATATCTTCAATATCAAAATCATCTAAATTAGAATCTGAACATAATTTTGGATAATCTAATTTAACTAAATATTCAGGTTTATTTATTTTTTTAAATTGTTCTACTGATAAACAATATAATTGTCTTGCATAATCTATTACACTTATTGAGTCTAAGGTTTTAGAATTAAGTTCCTTAATTGTTTTTTTAGTTAAATTTAAATGTAATCCATCAGAAACTATCATATTTAAATAAGGAACAAATAATCCACCATCAACATATAATTGACCATATAATTCTTGTGGTTTATAAATAAAAGGTAAACAACAAGAACATCTTAGAGCATCAATTAAAAGAACATCTTTTGTAAATATTGTTGGAATACCTTTAGTTATATTTGAAGCTACAATATATAAAGGCATTTTAGAATCACCAATTTTTGTAGTTGTAAGATCAATATCAAATTCAGTTTTCATAAAATCATTTACAGTTTCACAAAATTTATCCATTGGAAATAATCCTTTTGAAGATATAGAATTAGTAATATGATTAATATTTGGTTCAGGTATTAATCCATCCCATTTCATATATTTTGAAATAAGTTCTTTTTTCAAGGGTTTTTCAAATGCAACTAAAATAGCTATCATAGCACCAATAGAACATCCCCAAACACCATCAGGAAAGTTAAGCTGTTGGTGTTTAGATAATTCATTTAAAGCACCTATATGTAAAATTCCTTTCATACCTCCACCACTT